CACCGCACCTTGTTGTCGCGTCGCCCGCAAGGCCAACCGCCGCGTCTCACCCTCGTCTACTGCTACTACGAGCGTCCCACCGACAACACGCCTGGCTGTGTTGTCCATGTCGTCAACGGCAAGCAGGTGTACGCCTACCAGGACGGCGCAGGATGGCCGTTCCCATTCCCGCATCTCAACATCGTGCTACCGCGTCAGCGTCGCATCCCGCGCACCTGGGTTGGCCACACACTCCTGTCGCCCGCCCGCGACATCCAGTACGCCTACAACCGTGCCCGCAGCACCATCCTCGAGCACATGCGCAAAGCAGCCAACGCACGACTCATGGTGCCCGTCGGCTCCATCGAAGACTCCGACACCGTCACCACCGACCCCGCCGACATCCTCGAATACAACAGCGAAATCGGCGAACCGCACTGGCAGACCGCACCGGACGTGCCGCGTTGGATCAGCAACGAAGCCGCCCAGCTCGAAATGGAGATGGACGACATCTTCTTCACCCACGCGGTATCACGAGGCCAAGCCCCCGGCGACCGCAACTCTGGTCTTGCACTGTCGGTGCTCGCCGAAAAGGACGACACTCCGCTCGGACCGATGGCCCGCAACCAGTCAACCGTGTGGGCCAAGATCGGCCGCATGACCCTCCAGTTGTATCGGGCATACGCCGAACAGTCCGGCATGGTGCGCACCAAGACACTCACCACTCCGAACGGTCAGACACTTCAGTTCCAATGGACTGCCGACGACATCGATGAGTATCCGGCCGTCAAAGTTCCGTTGGATGCCACCGCACCTCGGTCGAAGATCGCCACCCAGTCGATCCTTACCAGCCTCGCTGACCGATTCCCGCAGGCATTCGCCAACGCCGACCCGGTCGCTATCGCCCGCATGCTTGATCTTCCCGATCCCAAGGGCTACCTCAACACGATGGACGCTGACATCGCCAAGGCGGAATGGGAGAACGGCCTTCTTATGCAGGCCACCCCGGTCATGCCTGCAGACTTCGACGACCACGCCAAGCACATCGCTCAACACAACAAGGAACGCAAGACACCTGCATACGAGTTGGCAACACCCGACGTTCGGGAAGCCATCGATCTGCACATCCAGGCGCACCAAATGATGGCCGCCCAGGAAGCGCAGCAGCAGATGCAGTTGATGCAACAGTTGCCGGGAGCCGAACAACTCCCGCAAGCCAACGAGCCGCCCGGTTCGATGGTCCCCGCACCCCAGCCTGGGATGGCTGGCTGATAGGAGCAACAAATGAGTGACGTAGCCCCCCAGGGTGTGGAAACCACCGCACCCGCCGGTGAGGCACCTGCCGAAACCAACGTCGACTGGGAAGCCCGCTACCGGGCTGAAGTTCAGGAGCGTGTCGCCGAGCGCGAACGGTACAAGCCGGTGGCATCCGCCTTCCAAAACCTGCACCCCGATGACGCTCGAGCCATCCAAGACTTCGTCAAGGCATACGCCAACGGCGACACAGAAACCGCTACCCGGTGGATGATCGACAACGCCAAGACCCTCGCCGGAGACAAGTTCAACGATTTCGTCTCACCGCAGCAGGAAGCCGCAATCACCCAGCAGGCACAGCTTGACGGCGCCAGCCAGGGTCTGTCACCCCAGCAGGTTGAGCAGATGGTCAACCAGCGCATCGAACAGTTCCAGCAGCAGCAGGCACAGGCATACCACGAACAGCAGATCGAGCAGACGCTCGTGGCTCACGGGTATCAGCCGGACTCGGCCATCGCTACCGCAGCCATTGTCGCCGCCACTAAGCGCCCCGACCTTGACTTGGGTGCCGCGATCCGCGAAGTCGAAGACGAACTGTTGCAGCGGGCCTCCGCCATTGCACAGCGTCGCGCCGAAGCCGCCCAGTCAATGGGCGCTCCGACACCGACCGGTGTCGCCGGTGTGTCGACAGCAGGACGCGAAATGTCGCCGCGTGAACGTGCGCTCGCACGACTGGAAGCCAACGGCATCTGATCGTTGCGCAACACCACAACATGTGGTGTATGCTCACACTGTGTACCCGGATAGGTACACAACACATAGCAGCTGACAGTTCGCCGGATAGCGAATTGAATCCGACACCGGATGGGTCGATTCTGCAGGTTGCGTCCACCAAACCCGATTTTCCGACCAAGGAGCAATAATGCCCGCATCATTGTCAACGGTCGATGCAATCCTGAAGGACGACTACAAGGATTTCCTCGACAACCTCAACGAAGCGAACTTCATCCTCTCGCAGGTTGAGACTCGCAAGGACACCGTTCAGGGCCGAATCGCCCGCCACGCTGTCCACCTCGGCCGCTCAAGCGGCGTCGGCGCCCGCGCCGAGAACGGCACCCTCCCGACGGCTGGCAACCAGTCGTACGCGACGGTTCCGGTCCCGGTTCGTTACGTCTACGGCCGTATCCAGCTGTCCGGCCCGACCATCCGCCAGGCCGTTTCGGACCGTGGCGCTTTCATCGACGCGCTCGACGCCGAAATGGAAGGCATCAAGAAGGACGCCATGAAGGACGTCAACCGTCAGCTGTGGGGCACCTCGAACGGTGTCATCGCACAGTGCGGCACGACCTCCAACAGCACCACGGTTGTCCTCGCCTCCACCACCGGCTCGACCGCCCTTCGCCAGCTGTTCTTCGACGGCGGCATGGTGGTCGACATCGGAACGGTCGCAGCCCCCACCACCGTGGCGTCGGCTCGTACCGTGACCTCGGTCGATGAGACGAACAAGACCATCGCCATCTCCGGCGCTGCTGTCACCACCACCTCGAGCCACTTCGTGTTCCGTTCGGGAGCCGGTGGAGCGAGCAACAACAGCGGTCAGCCCGGCGACGGTCAGGTCGAACTCACCGGCCTCCAGACCATCGTGGACGACACCGCCGTTCTCCACACCATCAACCCGTCGAGCCAGCCGAAGTGGAAGGCGTACGTGAACGCGAACGGTGGAACCAACCGTTCGATCACCGAGTCCCTCATCACCGGTTCGATTATGAAGACCCTCACCAACTCGGGCAAGAAGCCCAGCCTGTTGGTGTCGGCCGAGGGTGTCAACCTGGCCATCTCCAACCTGTTGCTCTCCCTGAAGCGCAACATGGAGCAGACGCAGCTCAAGGGCGGATACGCAGGTATCCAGTTCTACAGCCCGTCTGTCAGCGGCAAGGGTGACGAGGCTCCGACGGCGCTGTACGCCGACTTCGACTGCCCGAACAACCGGCTCTACGGAATCAACCCCGAAGTGCTGGTGTTCCACCAGGTCGGCGACGGCTTCCAGTTCATGGACCTTGACGGTGCGGTGATGAACCGCAAGCCCGACCTCGACGCCTACGAGGCGACGCTCTACATGTACGGCGAACTCGCCTGCAAGCAGCGTAACGCCCACTTCGTCATCAAGGACATCACCGAGGTGACGATCTAAGATGGCCGCTTCAAGCTCAATCACCTGGGCTTCTGAAGTACCGGGCACCCGCCGGGAAGTGCGTGGCACCATCACCTTCGACGCGTCGTACGCGACGGGCGGAGAGGCTGTCACCCTTACCCAGCTCGGCCTTACTCGCCTGGACTGGCTGACGGTCAACACGACCGACGGCCACGTCCCGGCGTGGGATGGCTCCACCTCGACTCCGAAAGTCAAGTTGTTCTGGGTCGACACCACCACAGACGGCGCACCGCTGGCTGAAGTTCCGAGCACGACCGACGTTTCGGCGGTTGTTGTCCGGTTCCACGCTGTCGGCGCGTAATCTCAAACAACAACACACGGCACGTGGGGCCGGTTGCCTTCGGGCGACCGGCCCTTCGTTCTAGGATGGGAACATGATTCGCGCAGCAGACCTCATGGGAAACATCGAAGGCGGAGGCCAAATGGCCGAAGTTTCCTGGGATGTCTACGACATTGCCACCCGCATCCAAAAGGGCGACGAGTCCGGCTGGCGTGGCGATCCGCAAGCATCACTCATGTTCAACCCCATCGCCCAACGGTTCGAGGTATGGATGGTCGACGCGCTCGGCGAACCGTACATCGCCTGCTCACACAACCGTTGCGACCATACCCTCATCACAAAACTGATCGAAGGTGACTGGCAGAAGGGCAAGCGCCTGCACGAAGACCTTATGAAGAAGAACCGCGCCATCAAGGATGCGCACGAAACAGCCGAGAAAGAGAAGCGTCTCGAGCTCGCCGACAAACTTCACTGGGCGCTCATCAAAGACCTCGGACACCTGGATGGCGGCAACCGTCGCCAATACAGCATGGCTACGAAAGGCAAGTAATGGCTACATACAGCGTCAACACAGCCAAGCATGCCGTGCTCACCCCCAGCACGGTCGACACCGTCAACCTGACCAACCCGGCGTCGTTCATCCTTGTCAGCAACCGCACCACCTCCGGCAACCCGGTTTACTTCACATTCGGTGACGCCAGCAAAGGCGTAACCGACCCGACAGTCGGCGGCGACGACACCTACATCGTCACCATCGGCATGACTGTCTCCCTGCCCGGCGACGGAACAGCACCGCAGGTCAAACTGATCTCAAGCAGCGCACAGGCGTACAGCGTCCAGGTGGTCTGATGAACCGCTCGGAACTGCGCACAGCCATCAAAGATCGGCTGGCCATCCCGTCCACCGGCGACGGCCTGATTACCGACAGTTACGTCAACACCTCCATCAACGACGCACTGAACCGCATCTCCGCCGAGCGTGACTGGTGGTGGCTAGCCGCGACAGCAACCCTGAACTTCGACTCTGTGAACGGCGCAGCAAGCCTGCCGTCCGACTTCATGCGAGCCAACCAGCTCGTCATCAACGGATCGGCCGTCGAGCAGATTCCGTTCGAGGATTACGTCAACCCGCTGTTCGAGGCAGACACCTACGGTTGGGTGATCTACGGCAGTCAGGTTCGCATCACGCCGGTGCCGAGCACCACGACCCCTGGCACCCTTTATTACTTCCGGTCCGAGCCAGCCCTCTCGAGCGACTCGTCGTCACCGCTCATGCCCGGCCTGTACCACTACGCAGCGGTCGCCTACGGCGCATACCTGTGCGCAGCACGACGCCAGGATGAACAGCGGGCAAGCCTGTACCTGCAGGAATACGGCAACTGGCTCAAGACCCTCAATGACGACAACCGGGCATCACTCAAGAAGCGCATCAAGTTCGACCGCTTGACCGACTACGCGTCCTGGGAGTAGCCGATGGGTACCTTCCAGGTCACCTACGACGACTTCACCGGCGGCCACTATGTTGGCGACCGTTCTGCTGAACTACCCAAGAATACGTGGCGCGGCACCAACGCAACTGTTGGTCCTCGAGGCGACCTAATTCCAAACGGTTCCAAAGAAATTGCGACAGTAACTGCGCCAGCAATCACACCCGGCCACCCTTGGGAAAATTGCCAAATTTGGGATTCGTATTTGTTGGATGTTACCGACGCTGTTTACTTTGTTACATGGCGCGACATGACAGGTCCAACGTTCTATTGGAATTCCAAGGTGCTTGTTTGTGATTACTCAAAACCGACGTATCCCGTAACCCAATACGCGCTCACCGGCAGATGTTTAGGACGAGTTACATACGACAATTTCCGCACCGGCCCATCGGTCGACAATCGTTTCACATACATTGACTCAAACCCAGCGCAATACGCATTGCGTCAATGGGATTTCAACACCGGGACCGACTCGCTCGTCCTCGCTGCATTTCTCGGAAACGAAGAAGTTTATGACCTCTACAAAGTTGGTAGCCGTCTTGTAACACACCAATACAACGGCCGAAAACTGTTTTACTCCGGCGCCCTTGATGCGGCTACCTGGTCTGCAACAACTCAATACATTGAGTTTCCTGATGTAATTCAACGTATCTACCCCCGGACAAACGATTTCTTGGTATTTACCAATGGCGGCGTGTTCTCTGTTACTGGCGTACTTGGGGAAACAACAAACATCCAAACCATTGTCCCCAACACAAACATTTACACCGGCCTGGCCGACGGCGCTATCGATTCAAGAACAATCTACGCCATGGACGAAGCTGTTTCGGCGCCCGGCTACATGGACGGCACAATCTATGCGCTAGTTGGGTCGTCAATGGAAGCAGTAGCAACACTTGACCAGAGCGACCTCAACCCAGTGCAACAAACGTATCGAAACAGCGCCAACCTAATTGCTCTTGGGATTGGACAAGGAAACGCGCTTGTTGCCTATTCTCGATCAGGCGCCACATGGATTAGAAACCAAAACGGCACATGGGCAAGATTCAAGCCCAACTCAGCAATCGCCGCAATGGCCCCAAATGGTGTTGACCGCATCGGAATAGCAAAACCACTTGCTAACGGCGGGACATTCCCAGCAAATGAATTCGTGTCCGTCGCATACACCGACACAGATTTCACCGTTCATTGTCTTCGGATGATTGCCAACCTGCCGCTACCAAATAGCGACGATTACTCATTTGATTACAACACGAACACAGCGTCGGCTCCCGCGTCTGCCTCAGTTGACCTGGCCGAGTATTGGCACTCAAAACCAATGGTCGTCAAAGAAGTCATCGTGGAAGCCGTATTCGATACGACGGCAACACTAAACCTGACTGGCAATGCCACAATTCAGCCGTTCGTTATGCCAACAGGGATTATCGACAAAGGCCCGAATGACACCGGCTCATACATCTCGAGCACACAAACAGTCACCCAAGCCATTTCGGGCATTACATCTGACAACAGCCGAGCTATCTACAGATTCAGAATCAACGATGCCGGTCGGTCATACGGCTTCTACCCGCGAATTACCTGGCAAGGCTGCCGAATCCGTCGCGTCATCTGCGTCTGCGAGGACTAATGCCTTTCGCCTTCACATTCCGAGCCAACGACATCCCAGCATTCGACAACAACACAAAAGACCTAGTCGAAAACCGCGACATTGAGCTGGAAACATGGCTCAACGCAGCCGTTCCGCCCGGAGCCATTTTTCGGTGGCACGGAACCGCAATCGCCGTCCCTAAAGGCTGGTTGCGCACAAACGGGGCATCGGTCAGCCGGATCACCTACCCAGCCCTGTTTGCCGTCATCGGGTACACTTACGGCGGGTCAGGGGCCAATTTCACCCTGCCCACAGTCGCAGACCACATGATTAGGTACTAGGAGGCAGGCATGACTATCCCCCCGTCACTAGCCCAGCCGTCCATCGTCCAGGCGCCGCTCGAGGAAGTTGACCCCAATGCAATCAACAAGTCAATCATCGACGCCAAAGGCGATCTCATCGCCGGAAGCTCAGCCGACACCCCAGCCCGAGTCCCAGTCGGAGCAAACGGATACGTCCTCATCGCAGACTCATCCCAATCGGCAGGCATCACATGGGGGCCGGACCCTACATCGACGGTAGTCGACGCCAAAGGTGACCTGCTTGCCGGAACCGCACCAGACACCATCGGCCGCCTCCCAGTAGGTACCAACGGCCAAGTCCTGGTAGCCGACTCCAGCACCAGCACCGGCCTCGCCTGGTCATCCGAAGCCGACCCGACCGCCATCACCAAGTCGATCATCGACGCCAAGGGCGACCTAATCGTTGGAACCGCCAACGACACCCCAGCCCGGCTGCCCATCGGCACAAACGGCCAGTATCTCGTAGCGAACTCCGCCGCCACCGAAGGCGTGGCCTGGACAACGCCCAACATCGCCCTCGGTACTGAAACCACAGGTAACTACGTCGCTGGTATCACAGGAGGCACGGGCGTCACGGTTACTGGTTCCGGTACCGAGGGTGCAACCCCCTCTGTCGCAATTGGCCAGGACGTCGGCACCGGCGCCACCGTCGCATTCGGTGGTCTGAACGTCGACTCCGGCACCCTGTACGTTGACTCCACCAACAACCGCGTCGGCATCAACGACACCACCCCGTCCTACAGCCTCGACGTCACCGGCGACGGACACTTCACCACCGACCTCACCGTCGACGGCACCCTCTACACCCCCCACATCCACGGCGACCTTGCTGGACTTGTCTACTTCCACGTCAAAAACACGACGGCATCGCTCATCCCCAACGGCACCCCCGTCTACATCACCGGCACCGTCGGCTCAACACAAGTCTGCGAAATCGCCCCCGCAGATGCCTCCAACGCAGCCAAAATGCCTGCTATCGGCATCACCGATGGGGACATTGCTGTCGGTGCGAACGGTCATGCCGTCATCGTGGGCGACCTTGACTCGCAGAACACCGCTATCTACAGCATCAACCAGCCCCTGTACGTTGCCTCCGGCGGCGGCGTCACCGGGACACGCCCAACCGGTGCCTCCGACGTCATCCAAATCGTTGGCCATGTCAGCCGAGTCAACACCAACACCGGAGGCATCGTTGTTGCCTGCGGCCCATCGGCCACAACACCAAACACGATCAGCATCACCGGCAACATCACGACCACCACAGGCCAGTTCACCGGCTCCGGCGCGGGCCTCACCAGCATCCCTGCAGGTCAGCTGACCGGCACCATCTCAAGCACCAACATCGGCAACGACTCGGTCGCCCTCGGCACCAAAACCACCGGCGACTATGTCCAAACCGTCTCGGGCGGTACAGGTGTCAGCGTCACCGGCGGCACCGGCGAAGGATCAACGCCGAGCATCGCAATCGGACAGGCTGTTGCCACAACCGACAGCCCCCAGTTCGCAGCCCTGACCACGACAGGCACCGCCACCCTGGCCTCCGTATCGTCCGGCGGCTCCATCGCAGGCAACAGCCTCTCAGCCGTCACCTCGATCAGCGACCGTCGACGGCATCGAAATTGACACCACCGGCGCCACCACCAACCAGGTGCTCCAATACAACGGCACCAAATTCGCCCCCGTCACCCTGTCCACAGGCGGCATCCCCGAAACGATCCTTGACGCCAAAGGCGACATCATCGCAGCGACCGCCGCCGACACGGCCGCCAGGCTCGCCGTCGGATCAACAGGCCAAGTCCTGACAGTCGATTCCACCACGGCAACCGGTCTAAAGTGGGCAACGCCGAGCGGCATCAACACCGGCAAAGCAATCGCAATGGCGCTCGTCTTCGGATAAGGAACAACAATGGCCGCACCCAACATCGTCAACACCACCACCATCACCGGCAAAACCGCTTTGGTTCGGTTGACAAACTCGACAGCCACCACTGTCCTGGCCAACGGCGCGTCATCCAACAAGGTTCTCAAGCTCGCCGGAGTCCTCGCCGCTAACACCGAAGGCACATCGGTCAACGTCGCATTCGACCTTTACATCACCCGGTCGTCGGTCGACTACTACCTGGCGAAGAACATCACGATCCCAGCCTTGGCCGCCTACGAAGCGTTTATGAAGGATTCCACCCCGGTGTACCTTGAGGAAGGCGACACGCTCATGGCCAAATCGGGCAACTCGAGCGGTCACATCCACGTCCTGGTGGCTTACGAAGACATCTCCTAGCCATGCCCGAGACAACCTCCGGTCTATGGAGTCCTAAGGACGTCTACCAACGCGTTGGTGCAGGCAGTTGGGTTACATCAATTACTGCGCCAAGCACCGTCAATTTTCTAGTCATCGCTGGCGGTGGTGGTGGTGCTAGGGGAGGAAACGGGTACTGGGCCGGCCCCGGTGGTGGAGCAGGTGGCTATCGCACCAGTTCTGGTACGAGCGGTGGTGGAGCGTCGGCGGAGTCGGCCCTATCGGTAGCAGTAGGCACTAACTACACCGTGACCGTAGGAGCTGGTGGTACTGGAACGTCGGTCGCTACAGGAACCAACGGAAATAATTCCGTGTTCTCGACAATTACTTCTACCGGTGGTGGCGGTGGCGACGGTACGAATGTCGGAGGCAACAGCGGTGGATCTGGGGGTGGCGGCCATCGACACATGAACGGAGGAGCCGGTACAGCGAACCAGGGTTACCGAGGAGGAAACGGCAACGGAACTGGCTTAGGTGGCACAGGTGGCGGCGGCGCGGCAGCAGCCGGAACAGATCGCACCACATCAAACGCAAATGGATTAGCCGGTGGTGGTGGAGTATCAAACTCGCTCACTGGCTCGGCTGTTACTCGCGGCGGCGGCGGCGGCGGTGGAGTCTGGACTGGTGGAACCGCTGGATCGGGTGGTTCTGGTGGCGGCGGCGCAGGTGGTGCTACAGATACCTCGGCGGGAAACAACGGTACGGCGAACACAGGTGGCGGTGGTGGCGGAGGGGCAACAAATGGATCAAACACCACTAACGGCGGCACAGGCGGCTCAGGAATCGTGATTATCTCTTACGTCAACACAGCCGACGATCTCGTCGTTGGATCAGGTTTGACGTACCGAAACAGCGGTGGCACTCCGACATCAGGGAACGGAACTCGCGTCGCGCCTAGCTACACGACAGGCGGCAATAAGGTGTACGAATTCCAAGCCGGAACCGGAAACGTGAGTTGGTAATGGCTCATTACGCATTTCTCGACGAAAACAACATCGTTACCGAAGTCATTACCGGAATCGACGAAACCGAACTGATCGAAGGCATTGACCCCGAAACCTGGTACGGCCAGTTTCGCGGTCAACGCTGTGTTCGCACGTCCTACAACCACCGAATCCGCAAAAACTATGCCGGAATTGGCTACACCTACGACCCCACCCGCGACGCCTTCATCCCCCCGAAACCCTATGATTCGTGGGTGCTCAACGAAAACACCTGCCAATGGGAACCACCCGTCCCATGCCCGACCACCGGCGTATGGCGATGGGACGAAGCAACCCTGTCATGGCTCGAGGTGACCAATGCCTAACATCACCTTCGGCCGCTGGAACCCCACTGAGGTGCTTGAGCGTCGCCTAGATAACGACTGGCCGTCACCGACCCCGTACGCCACAAACCTGGTTACGCCGACATCGATCAGCTCAACCGGCACAGGTAATTCGTCCAGCATCGGTGCGAACGGTTCGGTGACATTCTCGTCGTGTGCCACATTGTCGCTGAACGGAGTATTCACTTCGGACTACGACAACTACATGGTCGTCTTTCAAGGCATTGCGTCAACTACTCATACACCAGATTTTAGATTACGCGCCTCTGGTACAGATGCAAGTGGATCAAATTACACCTACCAGTACCTTTACGGGAACGACATTTCGCTTACTGCGGGACGAGCAACAACGACAGTTACATACCCCGCATCCATTAGCACAACCCGTGAAAACGGCATGACGATGTATCTTTACGGCCCAAATTTGGCTCAACCAACCGCAGGTCGAAGTGTCACCGTTGCGCAAAGTTCGGGTGCGCAAATTTGGGATTTAGCATGGACGCACTCGCTATCAACTGCTTATGATGGATTTAGTTTCAACGGCGGGTCGACTTACACGCTTACTGGCTTGATCTCCGTCTACGGGCTGGGTGTCTGATGCCTGTTTTCGTCGACGGCCACCACCTCATCACGCCGACCTCTACCGCCAAAACCGGCACCGGGTCAACAGCAACGATCAACACCAACGGCTCCGTCACATTCTCAAGCTGCGAAACGCTGTCCCTCAACGGGGTATTCAGCGCCGACTACGACAATTACATCATCATCATGCGGCATCGCCACGACTCGGCCACAAACGGCCCAGCAGTGTATGCTCGGCTTCGCAGTTCGGGAACTGACTCAACCACCGGCTACACATGGCAGTTTGTGTTCGCCAATTCGACTGCAGCCACCGGTTTGCGTAGCAGCACGGAAGGGTATGCGCGTATCGGGATGACGGACAACACCCTTCGATCTGGACTTGTTGCGTGGATTTACGGCCCATTCTTGGCGCAGCCGACGGCTTTCCGAAATGTGTCAGTAACAGGCTTTGGGAATGCGGCACTAATTGACTACGCCACTACACATTCTGCCAGCACGTCCTATGACGGAATTACATTTTCGACAGGCTTAGGTCCATTTGGCGGCCTCGTCTGCGTGTATGGGGCGGTCAAGTAATGCCGATCTCCGCATTCAAGCTCATCACACCAACCTCGATTGTTGTCGCAGGCGGGACCGCCTCCGTCGGCCAGTTCGGCAAAGTGTCGTTCTCGGCCGCGACCAGCCTCAGCCTAAATGGCGTGTTTTCGTCCACCTACGACAACTACATGGTTGTCGTGCGCAATAACGGCTCTGGGTTGCTGACAATAAGAGGAAGGCTTCGGGCAAGCGGCACCGACAATACGACAGCGTCTAGTTATGTAACTCAGTATTTGTTCGCCAATGGGGCATCGGTTACAGCCCTAAGGTATTCCCCGGACACTTTCATGGCGCTATTTGTTGCCTCGGCAACACAACGAGATGGCCATGTCGGCTATTTCTTCGGCCCGTACCTTGCTCAGCCAACAGCAGTGCGAAGCGTTACCTCCTATGGTGAAGATGGCGCCCGTATGTTTGATACTGCTTCTACGCACAACCAATCGACCGCATACGACGGTTTTACAATGTATGTTGCTTCCGGGTCGTTCTCCGGCGAGATCGCCGTGTACGGGTGCAACCAGTAGGTGATGACATGACGACTGTAGGCAGATGGTCACCGAACAAGGTGCGCGAACGGCTTCTCGAGGACACCTGGGTGTTCCCGAACTCGGGCATGGTCCTGATGCGCCCCACATCCATTGTTGTGGCTGGTGTTGGCGCGACCGCCAGCATCGGCGTGAACGGGTCCGTCACTTTCACATCGGCAACCAGCCTGTCGCTCAACGGCGTGTTCACCAGCGGATTCGACAACTACATGATTTCAATGAGACTAAATGCCAGCCCTGGCGATGACTTTGTTCACCGTTTTAGAGTTAGCGGTTCTGATAACTCAACCGCCTCCTCCTACGTTGGACAATACCTTGATGCAAATAATACGACCATCAGCGGTGCTAGACAGGCGTTGACCTATGGCCGTGGAGCGTATGCGGCTGGAACTCAACGTGGTGGTTTCACCTACAACATTTATGGCCCTGCGCTGACACAACCGACAGCATGGCGTTGTATTTCGTCCTCAGATGGAAATAGCGCATACATTTTTGACGTTGCTGGTACGCATAACCAATCAGTAACTTATGACGGTATTACATTTCTACAAATGGGTTCAGGTTTATTTACTGGCCTTGTTTCTGTGTACGGATTGGGGGGCTGATGAACGGCCTGTATCTCATCAAGCCAACCTCGATTGTGTCCACCGGCACCGGCAACTCGTCGTCCATCAACACGAACGGGTCGGTTACATTCTCGGCGTGTGCGACCCTCAGCCTGAACGGGGTGTTCAGTGCCGACTACGACAACTACATGATTGTCTGCCGAAATAAAAACGCCTCTGTGGCACTTGACGCAATTTGGCTACGCCTGCGTTTGTCAGGAACAGACGCAACGGGGACCAACTATGTTTACCAAGGCCTAGGTGCTGGGTCAACAAGTGTCGGTGGTTCACGAAACACTCTTGACCGACTTGCCCTTCATTCAACCACAAACACATTAGATGATGGATTTGTCCATTGGGTTTATGGCCCTAATCTTGCCCAACCAACAGCATTCAGGACAGCATCTGCGTCAGCCGTAAACTCGGGTTCAATTTATGAATATGCGGGAACACACAGCCTTTCGACTGCGTACGATGGATTTACGATGTATCCAGGGACGGGGACAATCGGTGGCCGTGTTGCTGTTTACGGAATGGTGAAGTGATGAGCGTCAACGGTCTCGTCGTGATGACTCCCACCAGCATCGCCTCGACTGGCACGGGTAACTCGTCGTCTATTGGGGCGAACGGCAAGGTCACTTTCTCATCGTGTGAAACGCTCAGCCTGAACGGGGTGTTCACTTCCAGTTACGACAACTACATGGTCGTCATGCGAAGCGTCGCTTCAAACAACGCACAAACAGGAAACATAAGGCTGAGAGCATCGGGTTCGGACAACTCGACATTAAGCAGTTACACGAGGCAATACATCGCAGCAAATGGTACAAGCGTTACCGGTGACAGGGCATCTAGCTCAGATGCGTTTATTTACAACTCTGACGATACCCAACGGTCAGGGTTAATACTTTATTTATTTGGCCCATACTTGGTTCAACCTACCGCTGGGCGCACTACCACAGTTTCAGGATTTGATAACGCTTATTTGTTGGATGCCGCTTTTACGCACAACCAATCCACTTCTTATGATGGATTTAGCCTCTATCCAGCAACGGGTTCATTTAGCGGTCTCGTCACCGTCTACGGATTCAACCAATAAGGAGAAACAATGCCCATCGAACCGTTCGAGATCACGACCGTCTATCCCGACGGACGCAAAGAAACCCGGATGTCCACGCCCGAGGAAGTGGCGCAGCGCGAAGCCGACCTTGCCCAATTTGAGCTGGATCGGATCGCCCGTGAGGAAGCCATCGCCAAGGCGGAAGCAGACCGGGCATCGGCTCGAGCCAAACTGGCGGCCCTCGGCTTGTCCGAGGACGAAGTCGCCGCCCTCATCAAGTAATCCACCACCCGCCATCGGCCGTTAGGTAGGCTGAGAGGTAGGAGGGGATTATGCCTACCAAGAAGCCATCACTACTTGACGAGATTCAGACCGAGAACCGGGTCAGGAAAGGGCCGCTCTGCACGGTCAAACTGATCCTGGCTGACCTGCCATCCGAAGATGTCGACGGCCTGAACCAGGCCATGGCAGACCCGGAAGTCAAAACGACCGCCATTCGCCGCGCATTGGTCGCTAGAGGCTTCCAAATCGGTGACACGTCCGTTGCCCGCCATCGCAAGGGAGAGTGCTTCTGTGGGCATTCAGGATGAGATAGCGGGCCACAACGGGCCGGGGGAAGAAGACAAGCTCCGCGCCGCCCTCGCCCAAGCCCGCAAAGCCCGAGCGTCCACCGACCTCGTCAACGCCCAACTGCTCGCCCAAGTCGAGCAACTCAACAAGGCGCTCGAGATCGTCGACACCGCCACCGGCAGCCGGATCGATCCACCCAAATGGCTGGTAGCACCCCCGTCCGGGCGGAAGAAACACGCCACCCTGGTGCTCCTGCTGTCCGACACCCACTTCGACGAGGTAGTCGACCCGACCGAGGTAGGTGGGTTGAACGCCTACAACCGCCGGATCGCCGAACTACGCCTCCAAGCCTGGGTGGAGAACGCCGTCAAGATGGCCCGCCACTACCTGGCCGGAGTCACCTACGACGGGGTGGTCTGCATGCTCGGAGGCGACCTGTTCTCCGGCGACATTCACGAAGAACTAGCCCAAACAAACGAAGCCGTGATCCTCGACAGCCTGCTCCACTGGTCCGAACAGGTCGGCGCAGCCCTCGGAGTGTTGGCTGACGAGTTCGGCAAAGTCCACGTCCCCGTCGTCGTCGGCAACCACGGCCGCCAGTCCCGTAAACCCCGCATGAAACAGCGGGCCAAAACGAACTACGACTGGCTGCTCGGCAAGATGGTGGAACGCCATTTCGCCAGCGACAAACGGTTCACCTTCCAGGTATCCGAGAACGCTGACACCACCGTCCAAATCTACGGTCACGGCCACCTCCTAACCCACGGCGACCAGGTGTCCGGCGGTGGTGGAATCGGCGGTATTTGGCCCCCGATCATGCGGATGCGAGCTAGGAAAGCCCAGCGAGCGATGGACATCGGCCAGCCGTTCGACACCCTGTGGATGGGCCACTGGCACCAATACATTTCCACCCCCTACCTGGTCATCAACGGGTCCACCAAGGGGCTGGACGAGTACGCCTGGCTAAATAACTTCGGTTTCGAGGTTCCGCAACAAGCCCTTGCTATTGTCACCCCAGAGCACAACATCACGGTCCAAGCCCCCGTGTTCTGTCAGGACAAGAAGCGCGAAAAATGGGTAGCGAAATGAGCATCGACAGGCACGTCGTAGAGGCACAGGAATGTGTCCCTGACATCATTTCGCGGTTCTGGCCGAATGTGGTTCCGATGCATGCGCTCTGTATTGTCGACTGCCTCAACGAACAAGGAAAGCGAGAATTGCTGGTGATTCACGATTCAGAGCAGCCGCCGTGGGTGACGAGTGGGATGCTCGGCCTCGTCAAGGCCGACGTCGATACTGACTGGTCGCACAACCCGTGGGCCGACGATCAAGACGAGGATGAGGACGACGATGACGACGACTACGACGACGATGACGACTAAACCGCCGATCCAAATTGGCCGCAACCACGCCATGGTTGCCCTCAAGTATCTCTCTCGAGCCACCCCCAAAGGCGAAGCCGAACAGAACGAATTGGTCAGAGCGATCAACGCTATTGAGAAGGCGCTCAGGGCAGGCGACTAGACTATGTGGCATGACTCGGACGACAAGACTGGTAACCACAGCCCTGGTACTGGTATCGTGCGTCGTATTGAGCCAATGCTCAGATCGGTACAGGAACCCCGAGGATGACCCAAGAAACAAGACTCCCAAAGAAACCGTCGACACCCCGGCCCCGTAGGCGCCGGTACGAATCCGACGAGATCGAAGCTCGTACACGGGCCGTCCTCATCATCACCCTGGCCGCCGTCCTCGGATTCAGCGTCCTGGCCCTGCTCTACAGCCTGCTGTTCGTCTACCAGCCGATGGAACAGTCGCCGAACGACAAAGCATTCCTTGACATTCTCCAGCCACTCATGTTCTCTATTGGTGGCGCCCTCACAGGTCTTGCAGCGGGAGGCGCCCTGGGCCGCCGCAAGGATTCAGACACAGAAGATTGAGAAGGAGCCACCTGCCGTGAGCACCGTTGTCATCGCAACGATCCAATTCCACATACCTGTCGCTGAACTACCAGCCGACCAGCCGGGCGGAATCAGCGCCGACGGCGACATCGAGTTGCCAACCAGCGGAACTGAACTGGTCGCATACGACTTCCTCGCAAAGATTCAGCAAACCATGCCCGACGGCGTGTACCCGATTCTGCGCGACACCACCTACATCAGAGCGGAACGTACACCCACGTTCTAACTGCTAGGGTTCCCATTCATGGCGACCCGCAAATACACCGGCTTCGACAAGCAGGGCACAAAGTGCACCCCAGGTCTGAAAGCCCTTGTTGACATCATCCTGTTTCTGAACGCAGGAAAAACCAAGAATCTTGGGACATTCGTCGTTCGAGACATGAAAGGGAAGCCCGGCAAGCCCAGCGTCCACAGTACGGGCCGCGCAGCCGACATCGGCTGGTCAGACCGTGCCGCCATCGAAGAAATCATGAAGTGGCTTGTCGACAACAACGAAACCCTGGACGTCGAATACGTCGCCGACTACTTCCCCCAGCCCGGTGGCCGAGCCTGGCGCTGCGACCGTGACGCCTGGAAGGACTACAACAAGGGTCTGATCCAGGGCGCCCCGAACGGCAAATGGATTCACATCGAAATTGGCAACCGCCTCGCCCAGGACAAAGCTGGCATGGAAGCCGCCATCAAGAAGGCGCTCGGTGCATAGCCGTGGAAGGCATCGTGATTGCCGTCATTGGAGCCATCGGAGTGATCCTGGCTGCGCTGGTCGAAAAGGGGCGACGAGAGAACAAACGCGATCACGGCGCCGTCATCGACAGGCTTGATCTGATCTCGAGCGAAATCCGCCATGACATCCGACAGGTGCGTGGTGATCTGACCAGCCACATCAACGGCCCCCAACACGGAGCCACCCCAGCCACGCAGGCCAAGCCTGCTAAACTCCCACGCAAACGCCAGGCTGGATAGCCGGGTTAGCGGAGCATTCATGGCGACTACGGACTTCACGGGAACAGCAGACCTGGCTCGTCGCAGATACGAGCTGGCTAAAGGCCGTGCCGAATCCAACCTCGCCCAGAAATTGGGCAACATTGGACGCCAATACTACGGCCT